CGCGCCGTCACCATCGAGCGAAAGCCGCTCAGTGAACAGCGTGCCGACAGTGGCGATCGGGAGGTATTGCGTGTTGGCCGGAGTGTCGGCTGGCGACGTGGCGAATGCCTTGGTGGCCATGTAAATCATGGTCTCCACGCCATTCACCTGCGCCGGCGCTTCGATCAGGACGCAACGATACGCAGACTGGCTTTTCAGCCAGTCCAGGAACTGAACATCAGTCATGAAGGAAGAACCCTATATTCAGTGTTTGACACCGACTTGACGGTGCTCGCGATTTTTTCCGAAGACGCTTCGGCAGAACCCTGCAGCGCGCGGATGATGTCTCCCGTCTGCTGTTGCTGCTCTGCCCTGAGCTTGGCGTTTTCTGAGGACAGCGCCTTTACCGCACCCACCAACGCATCGGTGGTCGCCTGACGCGTCGGTGCTGCAATGATCGGCCCAGGAGAAACCGGAGCGTAACCAGTCAGCGGGGCGGTGTTCTTGCCCATGGCCTCGTTGAGCTGCTGAATCGCCTCGCGCACCGACAGCACCGATTTGTTCACCTCGATCAAGCCAGAGACCGAATCGGTAAGCGCCGCCAGCTGCGCCTGGCCAACGTCGACCTGCTGCTCAGCCCACTTCGCCGCCTCGGTCGTCGCCGCCTGAGCGTATTCAAAGTCGCGGGTATAGTGGTCGCTGCTGGCATACACTGCGCGCGACGCTTCCCAGAATGACGTGTAGACGTCCTGGTACCGACCCTGCGCCGCCTCATCGCCGCTACGTGCAGCCGCCAGCACCGCCTCGTACTGCGATTTAGCCTCAGCGTATTTCTGGGCCGGCGACAGGGGCGACAGGTTGCCCAGCAGCGAGTTGGAATTCAGGTTGCGGAGAGTGGTGGCGAACGAACCCATGCGAGAAGTCACTCCTTTCAGCGCATCAGCCTCCGCATGGTAGGCGTCAGTCAGCGCGGAGCGGTACGACGTCAGGTCGACCGTCGCGGCCTGCACTTCAGGCGTGATTTGGGCGAACGCGCCGGCCACGCCAAGCAGCACGGACACGGCCTCGGCTCCTTGGGCACCCAGCTTCAGCTGAGCTTCAACCAGGGCGCGGAAGCCTTCCTTGCTCGTCGGCATCTGCAGGTTGACCGCGGCTAAGGCCTGTGCTATCTGCTGGCTGGCCACGGCATTTTTCTCAGTCTCCGAGTAGAAGGCGTCATAGTACGCACTCGCGTTCGAAAACAGATTTTGAATACCGCCAGAGGCCGCCATCAGCGCACTCACGGCCGCATCGCTCAAGCTGGAAAATCCAACCAGCTGCGCTCGCATCGCCGCCAGAGCCGACTGGGTTGCGTTGATCTGCTCGACAACAGCTGCCAGATCCTCAAGCGATGCGTCCGACGCGAGCCCACTAAGCATCGTGCGTGCCCAGTCCGGTAGCCCAATCGAATCAAGCGCGGTCCGCACGGACGAGCTGAGCGCGGCCAGATACTGCGCCTGCCCTTTCTCACCGTCGGCGAACTCCTTCGGCGCCCACTTCGAGGTGCGGGTGGAGTTCCAGTCGAGGACGGTGCTCCCCATCTTCTGGATGAGCAGTGCGCCCCAGGCGCCGTCCTTGCTCGTGTCATCGGCAAACGCGGTCGCAGCTGTGTAGCCGGCCGTCTTACCAAACGCCAGGGCGGTACTATCCAGAATGCCAACGATGCCCGATGCAAGCTGGGCCGTCATGCTGTTGACGTCTTTCGAAACCTTCGTGTGCTGGAAGCCGAGAGACTCGGCCCGGATCGTGCTGACGCCGGCTGACGATGCGCTTGAGGCGCCGCCAGTGTGTGCCGTTCCGGACGTATCAAGCTTCTTCCAGATGGCCACGGCTGCGCCGATACCAAGGGCGATCGGGCCGAGCGCACCGGCGATAGTGCCCATGCCTGCGGCGATGCTTGACGCTGTTCCAGCACCGATTGCCGCCATGCCGCCAGATATTGCCCCGCTAATACCAGCGAGACCACCAGACATTAATGCGCCAAACCCAGCCTGCAGCCCAAGGCCTCCCGCGCCAAGTAAGCCCACGCCAGATGTCAATGAGCCGAGCGTACCCAGAGTGCTCACGGCGCTGCCAATGCCGCTGCCGCCTCCAGTGGCGGCACTAGCGGCGCTAGGCAGGCCAAGCGCGCTCGTGACCATGCCCGCAGCCGGGTTCACCACAGCAGAGACGATCGGACGCAGCACCAGGGTGTTGAACATGTTTTTGATCGTGTCGACCAGGTTCTTGCCGAAGCCCTTGCCAGACTCGAAGCCGCGCATCAGCGCATCGGTCAGCGACTGCTCAATGGATTCGGCTGCACGCTTCCAGTCGTCGGCCGCGGTCTTGGCTGCCGCAGCGGCAGCTTCCTGCTGCTGCGCTGCGCCCTGGGCCTTCTGCAAACGCTTCAGTGCATCGATCTTACGTTGGATATCGTCCAGCCCCTGTTCCGTCAGGATGAGCGATTGCTTCGACGCTTCCAACTCGGCGATCGTCACTGCAGTGATCGCCTCGGGCAACATGCCATAAGTAGCGACAGTTACCTCCAGAGCCCTTGCCTGCTCGAGTATGGCGTCGACATCGTCGTTGACGGCGTTCCTTGCGTTCTCCGTTGCCTTGGCGTAATCGTCAGCTGCTTTGGCAGCATCGTCCATCACTTTCTTTGCGCCTGGCTGCTTAGCGATCAACTGGGTCACCAAGGTGGTGTACTGCTCTTGGGTAACACTGCCCTTTTGGTACATCCCGAAGAGACGCGACAGGTCCTCCATATAGGTAGCCGTCACCCCTGATAACTCGGCCAGGATTTTCGCCTCGGCCGCACGTTCCTTGTTCGCCGCGGCCAATTGCTTGGCTATCTCTGCCGCACTTTGCCCGATACCCTTCGATTTACGTATGATTCCGCCCATGGTCTCGACCATCTTATTGCCGCCGTCGGTCCAGACGTTGACAACGTCATCCCAGGCGCCGACCCATCCGTTTTTGATATCGGTCGCGACATCAACCGCCACGCCGGACGTGGCCGTAGCGGTCTTCTTCATGGACTCCCAGGCACCAGTGAAGTCGCCGCCGGCCACCTTCGACAACACATCGATCGCACCGGAAAGATTGGTCGTGATCATGGTCGCAAAGCCACCTATCACCTGCCGTACGGTCGAGAACATTTGCACCGTGTGTGCGCCGCTGGTGTACAGCACCTTGAACACACCTGCGATCACTTGGCCAATGGTTTTGAGGCGGTCACCCTCGGTCATCGCCGTTAAGAACGCTCCAGCCAGGCTGTTCAAGGTAGGTAGCAGTTCGGCGGCGATGCCGCGGGCCACGCCCTGGCCACCCAGCATCAACAGGTCGAGCGTGTCGTTGAACTGGCCGGCTTGGTCAACAGCTTCTTTTCCAAACGTCAGACCCAGCTTTGCGGCCATCTCTTCCAGCTCGCGCAAGCCTTCAGACCCGCCATTCAGCATAGGGATCATGTCAGCGCCGGTTTTGCCGAATGCGACAACAGCGAGCGAGGTCTTGGTTACGCCATCTTCCATGTCCGCGAAGGCGTCAGCCAGATCGTAGGTCATCTGCTTGTTGCTCTTGAGGCTGCCGTCCGCGTTCTTCGTACTGATCCCGAGCTTCTCGAACGCGGCGTTTCCGCTAGAGATAGCCGTGGACAGCTTGACCTGGGTGTTAGCCAGGGCCTCGGCTTCCATTCCCCCCATCTGATAGGCAAGCTCCAGACCAGCGAGGTCCTCAATGGCGACGCCAGTCTTTTGGGAGAGGTCGCTCGCCGCGTCCGTCGCGTCGATGGCACCCTTGATCCAGGTGCCGAACGCGGCCACGCTGGCCAACGCACCGACGACGGCGCCAAGCGTGCCGGCCACGGCGCTGATCTTGCCGCCCAGGCCGCCCATTACATCGCCAACGCTTTCGATCTCACGACGCGCCTCGGTCGTACCGTCCACGTCCACGCGTATCTCTGCTCGCGATCCGCCTACCAATGCCATTGATCCACCCGTTCTACGTATTCCGGCGACTCGCCCATTCTTCCAGCGCCGCTCGCTCCATGAGCATCACGAGCTTGAAAGCCTTGTTTCTGTCCCTGCGAGAAATATCTCCGCGCACCAGGCACACATCCACGCCCGCGTAATTGAGACCGATCGGCCCTGCAGGACCAACGGTCCACTGCGTCTGCACTTCCATCCAGAGCAGGAAGACCTGCTCGTTTTCCGGCCAGAGCCAGAACTCCTCGTCGGCGAGCGTAAGGCCGCCCTCGACATAGAGGCCCAACATCGCCAGTGCATTCTCGATTTCCGACTCTGCTGGCGCCGTGGTTTCGCCGAGCAGTTCGTCGAGGTTCAGGTCGCCGCGCGCCAGCAGACGCGCGGCCTGCATCAGTTTTTTGCGACGGCGCCGACGTTGTTGAGGTAGGCTTGGGAGCACACCGATGCCATGCCCGGACTGGCCAGCACCTCGGCCAGGTTCTCGTCGGTAAATGGGAGCTGCTCGCCGTGCTCATCCAGGACGCCGTCCCAGCCGGTGGCGATACGCTGTACGAACGCGGTGACCGGCTCGTCCTTGTCCTTGAGCGCGGCCGTGATCTGTTCCTGGGTAAGGCGGATGCAATGCAGGTTGAAGTCGAACGGGACCGGCTTGCCGTCCTCGCCACGGAGCGTGCCCTTGACGGGGACTGGGAGCTTGTCGCGCTTTACGAGCTTGAATGCCATTTTTTTCTTTCTTGGAAAGGTGAATTACAGAGAAATAATCTTCCACTCGTCGTTGCCGGCGGCCGTGGGCACATAGCGCAGATCGAAGCCGATCAGGCGCTTGCCGTTGCGTTCGACCTTGCTCGGGTTGATCATCTGCACGTTCGGCGCGAACACAATGATCTTGTTACCGCTGGCAGTGCCGATCGTGAAGGCCACGCTCGTCGCAACGTTACCGACCACGTTGGCCATCAGCGCGACTTCCTGCACGGCGTCCAGCTGCAGCTCGGTCTTGCCGGCCGAGTCGCGATCGGTCACGTCGACGGTTTCGCTGCCCAGCAAGGCGTCGAAGTTGACGACGTTGCCGAAGTTCAGCTCCAGCCCCGTGCTCGAGTAAAGAGTGCCGCCAGTCAGTGCGCCCGCGTTGTAGGCCGCACCCAGCGTCACGTCGATGACGTTCGCCTTGGTCATTGGAACCGGCTTCTTCCAGGCGGTGTAGGTCGTGCCGGAAGGGTTGCCGGTGACGATGCCGCCATTGACGCCGACCCACTCGAACTGCAACGTCGGAATCTCGCCTACGCGCGCGGATAGCGTGCAGTTGCCCATGCTGTCGAGCAGCTTGTGCAGGACGCCGTCGTCGTAGTAATACTGGGTCAGCGCCTTGAGGCCGGTCGACACCGGGCTGTATTCGACTCGTGCAGGGGTC